CAAATATTTTTGATTGATTCGCAAGAAACTCTTTTTTTTCATTGTCAATTAATTGATTTTCAACTATTTCTTTTTCTTCTGTTTCTGTTTCCGCTTCTTCTGTTTCTGTTTCTGTTTCTTCATTTTCTTTTACTTCTTCTGTTGTTTCTTCTGCTTCTGCTTCTGTTTCTGTTGTTGTTTCTGCTTCTTCTTCTGCTGTTTCTTCTGTTTCTTCTGCTGTTGTTTCTTCTGTTGTTTCTTCTGTTGTTTCTTCTTTTATTTCTTCGTTTTGAATTTCTGTCATAATATTATTACCTCCACTCAAATTTAACGCTTGATAGCTAGTCTTTTGGATTACCTCGTGGGCATCATCTTCTAATATCACTACATTATCATCATTAATTGCGTAACTTTCTTTGTATACGCTTCTGTTTTTGCCAAACTCATAGACTACCGAGTTATCATATATATCAATAATATACACTACATCATTATACTTTTTTTCTAGGCTTAAATTTAATAATTTACTTACCTCTTTTTGGCTGTTCTTTTTACCGCCACACACTCCCCCACATTGGCAACTATTAACACTAATTGACGCTCCGCATCCATCCTCAATACTACATGCTCCAACTGTATTAGGTAATAACGCTAAATGATCGGGTCTAATATTTCTTACAATGGCATCATATTCATCATCACCATACTTACCTGATACCATTTCAACGTTAGAATATAAACCTGTAGACACTTCCATAATCTCACCATTTTCAAAACTATTAATTAAGTAATCTGCATTAAGTTTTTTTACTTTTTCAAGGTTTAAATAAATTTCCCCTTTAAGTTTTTTATCTTCATATTTTGAATTGAAAACATAACCCACACTATTTAATTCTTGGATGCGTGGACTTTTCGCACTTACCGCAACGCCTTCAATCTCTGGATGATTAATAGGTACTGGTACACCATCCCATGTGTTAGCCCAGCCCTCAAATTCTTCCGAAGGATAAAAAAACCTGTTCATTACGCCTTCCTGCGCCATTATTACAGGGATAACCATATGTTTCACACCTTCAAAATCGGTGTATTTAATATTACTTGTTTCTACGTTACATTTTATTTTTCGTATCATAATATAACTATCTTAACACTTTTGGATTGTCATATACAAGCTCCAAAAGACTGACTGGAATTTCTGTTATTGTACACCTACAATTCGGCTCACCAATTAACGGCGTAACTTTGTCTTTTGAATAAAATTTATTATTTCTTTCTCGGTGAGTTTGCCTTACCCTAGCATCCACCCCACTAATCCAACGAAAAACTACCTCTTCCCCTAAAAAATCTGAATACGCATCAACATTATTAATTCTCGCAAGATTAAACGCATTGATTACCTCAGTTCTTGCCAATAGTTTAGCTCGTGTTATGCCAATTTTTTCAACTCTATCAGTAATCCTTTTAGCCATGTCGTTTGGGTTTTCCCCTTGCAATATACCTTCTGATATAACATAACTTATCTGTTGGCTCATTGTGTCGGTAATTCCTTTTAATTGGTCAAAATCTCTAGTAAATATCAATTCCATAGCTCTGGCATGTGGTGGCAGATTAACTAAATTAGGTAAATCTGGGATAACATTTTTACCTAATCTTTGTTGCATTACTGACGTGCTTTTTTTTATTCCCTTCCGATACGCTGTATCAATATATGCTAATAACCAATTTATATTTGAATCGTCTTTTTGTACACTTCCCAATAAAATTATTTCGGCAATTGCCCCCTGCAACCAAGAATCAAACTTTTTCAATTTGTCACCGTCTCTTAAAAAAATAAATTCTTCTTTTTTTAAGGCTTGAGCATTATCCACAAAAATTTTATTTTCTTTCACGCTTTCCACAATTAACCTATTTAATTGTTTAAATCTTCGGTTAATCTCTGCTACTGCTTTGTTTCTTAACGTAAGCGTCCGTGTAGGGTCGTCACTAACATTACAACATAACATCAGTCTATATCGTTCGCATCTGCGCCTTGGTATTCTTTCCCCATAATTTCAAAAAATTGCTCAAATGGCATAACAGCCTCAGCATTTTCAGTATTCATGTATTTTTGCAATGCTGTAGCAACAACATCGGCATTTTTATAATTTTGTGCTGTATCTTCTGGGATTAAGTTTGGCCATTCAAGTTTAAAATCATTTTTTGGAGTTGGTAAAACCCCATGTTCAATAAACCAATTAATTAAAGGTAAAATTATGACATTCTCGCAAAAATCTATTTGTCTATTCATAACATTCTCTTTAAAATTGTTTTCATCTTGGGTACTTGCTAAGCTCCCTGCTTCACTCCCTAATAATATACGGATAGGAATTTTTGTTGCGCTAGAAATACATTTAATTATGATGTTAAAATGGTTTTCTGGGTTTGCAACATCAAAATTAATTGGTTTTGCTTCAATCCCTTTTGTTTTTAAAAATCTTGTCAAGCTATTAGAAAAATCCTGTAAATGCGATTCTAAATCTTTTGCGCTATCTTCCGTAAAATTGGTATCTGCTTCACTTTCCAAGCTCATACCGCCTCGACCGTTAAGCCAAAACATTTCAGATCCGCCACCCTTAACTTTCATCAAATCAATTAAATCATTAAACACCTTCTCTAATCTTGGTTGGCCTATAACGTCATTTTCTAACGGATCTTCGACAATGTGAATAATTCGAGAATGGTGTACTTTTGTTTGTTTACCTTTCATTACTTTATTGGCTGTGCTTAATGTTTCAGTTGCGTAATCACCACTATGTATATTATACATTAACGGTAATCCGTATCTAGGCGAGTTTATATTTTCATCGTATTGGTCAATTACTGCATTTCTGCTACTTTTAGGGGAAATATACAAAATATCATTAACGTTAATGCTGCCATCTAATGGCTCACTAGGTTTCTTACCATCTGCAACGCCTATATATAATACTCCATAATCGCCTAACCCTGTTAATATGTCCGCACGCTTTAATTTATTTACTATTTTTAAACGTGTATTTTTTAAAATTGATTTTGTTTCTTTTTCAAAAATGCTATCTTCGGCTTCTGTTTCGTTTTCAATAATTTTAAATTTACTTTTCCAGCAATGTTCGGGGTATGTTTCAATGATTCGACTACCAATGCTATTACGTTTATAATAAGCTAAATAATTATCAAAATTAATTTGGTTTGGATACCCAAATTGTTTAAAATAATCTCTATTACCCTTGTGTGATGACATCAAAAAACCAAAATTGTTAATTCGGCTAGATGTTATACTATTATTAGTTTTAATGTTTTCTTGATTTTTTACTTGATTCCTAAGTAATTTGTTTTCGGCTCTTAACTGCCTTTCATTTTTAGATTGCACTTAAAAAAATCCTTTTTAGTTTATAACTTAAATAATAAAACAAAATTAAACACAAAGTCAATTTTTAAAACGTTCCTGCTACTTTTTTAGGTTGCATCAACGCAATCTGAACAGCATCAAGTAACACATCCACCTGATCATCGTGCTTATGTGTCATTAATGGTGTAAAACTGCGTAACTCCGATTTAAAATCATGTATAAAACTTGCTTTTTCTGGTAAAAACACCTTGCCAGTAACTAGATACGGTAACGCATCTTGCGCCCTTGTAAATTTATCTTTGTTTCTCTGAACTGCAATAATATTCATATCGGTTTTTAAGTTCTGTATCATATCTGTTCCGCTTGATTTATCTTCAATATACACATACCTCATATTGCCTATCTGGTTCGTTGTGGTTTTATGTTTTTCGTGAAATTCAATAAATACACGTTTTAAGTCTGGGCTTTCCCACCGTCCACACACTAAATCAATTAGATATAAATTATTATTCTTAACACCCCAGCACGCAATCGCTGACCTGTCGTTGTGTTCTTTTGTTTTTTGTGCTGTATCGGCCGTAATAAATTTGTATTCAAAAGATGTTTGAATGTTGTTTGGCCAGTAGTTAAAAAACTCGTCCTTGAATATCCCCCCACCTAACGGTGCAGGGCTTTGATATAGTTGACTGGCTGTTGCGTATGGATGTGACTTTTTCATCACTTCTAAGTCTTCAAGGGTGTGCTTGTAAGGCCACAAAGCCCCATTTTCTAGATTATGTTCAATCGGGATCCCAAACGGATTAATATCATAATTATACACTTTTGATTCGTCCGTTATCTCGCAAGGTAAACAAAGATGATGCCATTTTTCACCTGTTCCCCCCCCTAACAAAAACCCTGTTGTG